TAAATTAAACTTCGGATCGTGATGGCCCCTGCCATCATCTGATCGAAATCTAATAGCATGAGCCGCCCACTGTGCACATTGCACAGCAGACACCGTTCGTCCTAGAACGGATTTAGGTAGCGGGTAGCGCCAACTTAATTAAAGGTGGAGCCCCCTGGAAACCAATAAATGTGGAATCCTCAGCACCTGCGACAAAAAGCGCAAATGACTGCGTACTACCTGTAACCACTCGCGACGTGATAATCTGTGAAAGATCATCAGCCGCATACGTGGCCTTTGCACCCAAATTCCGGGTGCTGGAAAACCGTCGAGATTGATAATAAGGAGCCTCGAACTCCAACACTGGCTGGCGGGAAATGGTCAAATGCCCACCAGATTGGTATGTTTCTGACGCAGCCAAACGGCTACTTGAATAGACGTACGCAGACGTAACGACATCAGCAACAAGGGCGAGCCAAGATGCTACATAATCGTTAAGTATGGACGATCGCGACACTGTTATGAGCGCATTATTTTCAAGTGTGTCATCAACAACTATTTTCCACCTCATACCCCCTCTATATGCCATATAGGAAAAAGAGAGATAATTAATAATTGTGGTATAGAATGGATTTACTTCCCCCAAAGTCGCTATGGATGCACCAAAATTAGTGTAGCCTCTAGTCCCCGGAAAAGAAGGCATTTTGATGCGATAAGCTCCGTTACTTGCAGCTGCAGTACCTATCCCAAGGTAACCCAACAGACTGTATCTCTTCATGAGCTGCCTCAAAGACACTATGGATTCTCCAAAATAAACAGAATCTGTGTGATCTACCAAAGGTTCACACATAGACAATATCTCCTTCGCATCATCATTCCTAGGAGCATTCTTGTTTTCAACAGCAACCTCTTCAAACGTACCTGACTGAGGTATGGCTGACGTAGTAGGTGCCAACTGGGCAATCTGTGCTCCAGTGGGGGTAGACACCTTATAATCATCACACGCTGAAACGAAAACATTTATTGCTATGTCATTGTTCACGGTAGAATTGGGTGTGGTTAGTTCATTGAGAACGTATACTGATACTACGCCATTATATTGAATGGGCGCAGCGATATTGAATACAGACGAAGTGCGGAATGGTAATGTAGTACCCAAAGTGGGCACCTCACACCAAGCAACATTATTGCCCCAACCCACTTCAAAAGTGAAGTCACGCTCGTCCGCTAAATCAATTATTTTGGAGTATTGAACATTAGTTTCTGGCGCTGAGCCTTGAGCGGCAGGATCCCAAACAAGAAGTATTCGACCCTTGTGATAACCACTCGCAACTATTTGGAATCTATATTTCATAGACCCACGCCAGTACTTGAAAGGTAAAGATGCGTATGTTACAGCGGGCAAATAATAATTGCTCGCATTATAGTCCCACGGTGGACCCACTCTTGTGCTAAATAACAAGTCTCCACCTACAGCAGCCACTGTCCACGGAAACTGCGTCAAATATGACTCTTTCTTAACAAGAGTATTAATTGCCAACTCGTCAACACCACTAAGTCCTACAACTCTTGGGTCTATGGTCAACTCTTGCTTAGGGTCCATAGTAAGTTTAGCCACATTATCGCCGCCTTCGACGTTGGCTATCCTACTAACAAATGACGGTCTCATGTCCATATAATCACCAATTATGGGGGGTTTCGAATACCCAAACATTTTAGCAACACCTGCTGCAGCTGATGCCACCATCTGCGTGGCCCTCGCATATGCTCCTATGTATGGTATGGAAGTCAACATCCCGGACGCTGCTGCGACGGCCGAAGCCACGCTGGAAACGGGACCCTTCCCATACTCATCAAAGGTACCTGACTGTGCAACCAACCCTGAAATGTCGTTGACAGTAGGTATAGACAACTTAACATTAGTTGCCCAAGCAAACACACTAATGTTCACATTACCTGTGGCACCATTAGCATGTTTCAATCGCTGCAAAGTGCGCATATACATGGTCCCCATACTAGTAAATTGTCCTCGCCTCAAATCAAGCTTATCTTCAAACCACACAAAAGGTAAGGTCAGCTCTCCAGCTTGACTCTCACACGGATCTATATATAAATGTAACCGTTGTGAAGCTTGCATGAGGTTGTATGTAGACGATGTGGTATCTGATATGGTGTCGAACGCACGCAAAGGAAAATATTCTGCAATTAATCTACCATATAGGAAACTGTTGCCGTTGATTACGAACTTCACATGCAAGTTAGCAGAAAAGTTTTGGTAATTAGTTAACCTATTGGCAACCCTTGGATTACTCATAAAAGAAGCCCATGGATCAAACGTGCTGAACAGATCCACAGCATCAGCCGTAGACCAAGTAAAAGCAGCTATCTTCACAGGCCTCTCGAAGAATTGTTGTAGTGACACATCCTCATGATATGTCACGTCCCTAGTTGAGTCAAACGTTTCAGCAAAAGCAGATTTCCACTGTTCAGACCCATCTCTGAAAGTTAAAGTCTGATCCTGCTGAGGACCCATTTGTGACGCTTGGTAATAGAGGGCGTCACCCCCTCCGGAATCGTTATTATTGCTAATCCCATATATGATACAGTGTATGGATTATTTAACTGTAAAAACTCTTTCTCAAATCGGCCGAGCACTAAAAAGTGCATACACACGAGGGTGCTACCTAACACTACAAAGCCTACACCTACACCCTAGAATACAGTGAAAAATGATGTGTGTGTGGTATCCAAATATAGTGTACTGTTGTATTTAAAACGTGCAAACGTCCGCACACGCCGCCTCTTTTATATTGGTTGCGACCCAATGCATGTCCTACCACATCAAATGGACATGTCTAAATTAGTTCATGGCAGCATACCAACTCTTCATCTCATCTAGAGTTGGTAGACTGCAACCAGGCATGAAATGTGTCAACTCAAACTTCTCCGCGATTTTCATCAGCTTCTCGCGAGACTCTGTAAATATTTGATCACCATGCATGAAGAACTCCTGGTTAGCACTCCTCAAGATGTCCGCCAACTGCTGCTGGCGGGATGACACTTTACTCACAGTAAAAGTGTGCAACATCTTGAAGATGCTTGATTGCTCCAATGGAGCCATATATCTGCCAAACTCTTCTGACCACACCCACGTGCGCTTCAGAAAAGAGGCTTCTTTCATGTGAATATATGGCACTGACTCAGTAGTCTTGTCAGCCATAGTATAATTCAAACCATACACCTTCAGCGCCTCCTGATATGTACAATGGTTGAAAAATTTGGCTTTCTCTGACACAGACATGACATTATCATCACCATATGACATGAAGGCCACTACATCATTAAAGTCCTTAGTCTCTTCAGTAGTGACCCCTTGCTTATTGCGCGTCACATAATAAGCAATTCTGGCATAAAAGCTGTTGATGATGCCATTCAACACCACCGTCAACCCATGCCCAGAAGGGCTAGATGAGCCAAACTTCAGCCACAGGCCATCCAGTTCATACACTGGGTTACATGTGTCAGTGGCCAGACCCCTCATTATCATAAGGTCCTCCTCATCAAAGCCCGCCCACTCAGCAATCAAAATCAACACTTTAAAAGCTGCATATGTGAGCATTGAGTGAACAAACTGGTCATATTTCTCATAGTCACCAGCTATCACTCGTTCTATCCCATGTTGAGCTATAAACTCATATAGCTTTGTCCACTCTGGGCCATATGGATTAGTGCCCACTGCGCTCTCAAACACCTCAGGGTGCTGCTGCATGAAGACACTAATTGCCAAGAAATACTTTCTCATCAGAAACAAATAAGGCATATTAGTACCACTAAAAATCCGTACTTTAGCCTTATCCAACTTAATGGCCTCATCCTTCCTATTGGCCCTATGTGGGGCATAGCCTCTCTGTCCTTTACGATATATGTCCTCTAAGATCTTGACATCCTTCTTCATCTCATCAGTCAGTACGTATGGTACACTGATCCCATCAAAGAAATCGTCAGACAACTTGACATAATCTCGTTTAGGTTTACAATATGGAATACCTGCGCTAGCAGCATAATTCATCTTGTCTAGGCCCTTATATCCATCAAGGCCAGATGTGTTAACCACATCTTCCAGAACAACAATCTGCTCCTTATGTTCTGGCTTCAAGAACTTAAAAATCCTGTCCTTGTAATTGTTGTATGCTATTCTTAGCCAGGACAAGTGTACTGGTTTAGCATCACCGCATGATTCAGCCCACAAGCGTGGTGGATACCAATGGTTCATCAAAGCAGGCTTTCCGTGCTTTCTAGGCTCACTGAATTCTCCTTCTATATCGTCTGAGTAATCAGTCGGCTGCACCATGCTTGTATATCTTCGAACCTTCCCTGCATGTGATCCAAGCACATCCACTTGTGCTTCCTTCATAAATGCAATATGGTTCCTCGCTGGTATCTCATGCTTAAACGGCATGTTTTCACTATCCAAACGCAAGTCACTACTCTCAGACCCTTGCATCATGGGTGAGTCCTTACTAGTCATGGCCTCTATGCACTCCAACAAGTCTTCACGCATCACAGTACAATAATTGGCCTTCTTAGTATCAGTCACCCCAGCTGAATGGAACCCCACAAAGTAGGGCCCACTATTCTCAGCTATAATTGGGCAACCGCACATGCCTTTGAAAGTGGCTACTGGGCTATCATAGGCACCACCCCAATATGGTTTATCAATACCTTGTGGTGCTATCAAACAGCTTGTAACTCGAACTCCGTGTACTGACCTAATAGGCTCCAATACACGAGTACCCTCTATTTCTTTCTCACGCTGCTCTAACAAAGCCAAACGTGCTGGATTCTCCTTCAAGTTCATCTTACCACCCTTGAACATATCCTTAGTTGGAAAGTATTTAATCAGGTCTCTCTGATCACCACGCGCTGGCACGTATACCAACGCCATATCAGTATCTCCAATCCTGCGATAAGTACCTTCCTTGAAGAAAGTAGTAGAATAGTTGATCATCTCTTCCGACGCATGTATCAACTTTATCTTCTCATACTCCTTGGCCACTTGGTGATGTGGCACTATCCAAAAGTTCGTACACACAGGCATAGCAGCAGAAAACTCCTGCAGTGTATCAGTAAACACTCTCATGCTACACAACTTTGCAGACACTAACTCAGCCAACTGCTGTCCTGTCGTATTTGGAACTTCTGGGTTGCTTGGTAAAGGGGCTAAATCCACCTTCTTCCAATTGTCAGGTAACTGTCCAACGTCAAATGCCACCTTTGGCCTTGACGGAACTGACCCTTGTGTGTCCACCACTTTGGACACTTTGTTGAAGGCCATATACATACCTGCTGCACCTACAAATGCCGCAGCCATCTTTGCATATGACCCCAGTGCATAGTCCCTATAAGAACTAGCACACATCTGGCACACATTGCGTGGTTCATACTTAACCTCATATGTAGCTACACGCCACGCATTTATGCCTAAGAATGCCGCAAGCGCCAAACCCCAAAACACCAGTACCAACGTACTGGTGTATAGATTCAATGTCATCACTGCTGCAAAAGTCATAACCAGCAATGTGACAAAGGCGCCACGCACATGATCCGCTATTAAGCCCCTACCAACAGGGTATTTTAGCACTTCTCGCAGACCCATGGTATAATTCATGGCTACCTTCAAGTCACTAAAAATACCTGCTTGCGGTGTTTCACAACGAGGGCACGCCACAGCGCGTATACCGCATGCACAGTATGGTTCGTTTGGCGCAGACTTGGTCATCTCAACATATGCATTTTGCCTCTTGTGATGCTTTTTGCTATCTCTAACGAGATGCCTACACAAAGCTTCAAATGGCACATCAAGCAATTCTAATCCTTCCTCATCAACAACTGGTATAAACCCGTGGTTGGACTTAGGGTGCTTTGAGTTGGGCGAAAACTTCTCTACGGTGAACACCCAGCAGTTATAATTAACCTCAACTGGATTAACATCTTCTCTAAGTTGCCCATTCTCATCTGCATATTGAGACCTCACTTTCACTGTGATATGTGCCTCAAAACGTCGCAGCACTGCCTCTGGAGCTACTGAATATGTTCCAGCGTGTAAACGCTTCACATTAGTTGTAGCTATCAATATCTTAGGCCTCATAGCAACGACACCTTTACTGGCCAAATCAGCCATCACTGCATACTTGGGAGCATTGTTAGACATCGCTATAATAGGTTCTGTACACACAACCTTAGCCCACTCTGTCTTGGTGTTTCCCAAATCATCTATAACATAACAATTATGTTTAGTAGTCAATGATGAATGATACTCATCTTGCTCATCTAACCTGAAAATAAAGTTAGATCCGCAATCTATGTTTAGGGCCTTTTGTAACATAATTGCGAACTCAAAAGATAAGCACGTCTTACCTACACCTGTAGTACCATATAAACTAATTGTATATGGTTTTGCCCTAATACCAGCGTTACTATGCTTATTGTTTATAGCATTTCTCAAGCTCTCAATCTGTAGCATAGTACGCTTCACATGTTGCCTATCGCCAACGTGCATTGTTGCCTTCATAATCTCAGTTAATTTCTCAAGAAGTACAACTGCCTTGCACATAAGTGCCTCTGGCTCTGGCGTAGTGCTATCTGCAGTACCTTCCACATACTTGTTAGCATGTGTAATGAAAGCAACAATATTCAGATCAAGCTCACGGCCATCTCCAAGGCCTTGCCATATTGAACTAAATTTGGCTTTCCCTTTCAACACAGGTATGCACTTAGCATATATGGCCTGGATGGTCTCCAACACCTGGCCAAACATCTCAGTGGCTCGCATGTTGTTGTACACACTCGACAATATTGACCTGAACATCTCCAGGGTCAAACTCTCTCCCGTGCACCAACACATGGCTAATGAGCCTAGCAAAACTGACAACTTGACTAACTTCTCCCACATTATAGAGCGCGTAACACTCTTATATGCATCCAAGAACTCAGAGAACATTCCATTCTGAGTCTCCGAAGAAGTCATGTCGCCCAAAATGGACTCTACCAACTCTGCTATCCACGCACAAGAGGCGCGCGAAAAAGATATGTTGAACTGCATCTTCACATATTTATAATAACATAATGTGAAATCAGTAAATGTGGTACAACGTTCATACTCATGCTTGAACAAACACAGGTTCTCTAAAAAGTTAGCAAAGTATGGCAATGTACCGGGTTTGGCAGCGTCGTTGTTCACTTTATTAATGTATGAGCAAGCTCTCTTAACTCCCTCATCAACAAACGCTTGCCACTCTCCAGCATGTGGTACAATCACTTCCTGTGAAATTTCCTGGCTGCTGCCAGAATTGTCCAGCATGTTGTCGAGCAACAATGAGATGTCAAACGATGGTAACGGCAATGCGCTTCTATGTCCCATGCGCAATCTAGCAGTTATCATGTTAGCTGTGAATGCCCTGAAATAATTCCTAGCACGCTCTATAAGCTCCACAACTGACATCTCATGTGTCCAGGGCAAATGCCCTGGGTGGCCCTCACGCGTGACGAACAACAAATAGTCTCGCACATCCTTACGCAAATGAGGGAAGGTCAACTCCATGGCTTTCATATATTCCGTGTATCCAAAATTGATACTCGTGAATGCCATGTCGAAGTGGTACTTCAATGGTTTATTCTCAACGTGCTCCAGCACGCTCTCAAACCATGAAATAGGGTTTTCAGTAATGCTCTCTATTCTCTGAATAGCATCACTGAAATCAACCCGGAGGTATATCAGGCACGAGATCTCCGTCATCTCTGAAATAAAACCCAATCTCCTCATCTATATCAAGAGGAAAGAAAGTATTATCATTCAAGCCTGTAGGTTGCACAATCATGCTATCATCCCATTCACCTGATTGTGTCTGTGGCTGAAATTCATCATCATCATCAACAGCCCTTTCGCGTAGTGCATCATGCACATCACGCATCCTAAGTATATACATACCAACCTGCTGTCTAAAGAAATATTCTCTCTTACTGACCTCTATGGAATGTTGTTCCACCATGCGCCGCATTAAAGCATCACGCATGATAGTCTTGTTCAAAACTTTGGCACACCGTGCCTTACACTTACTAGGATGTAACCCACTAAGGGGATTTCTATGACACATACATTTAGCACACACGTCCCCACTTAAGTTCTCTGATATAGCTAACATGTTCTCTATTTCTGAATGTACATAAGTGTCCAATAATGACACGGGGTCCACCCACTCCGCCACATATAGTGGAGAAGAAGTGGTGTTGCTGCTGTTCGAAGAAATGATGAAGTAATAGTGAAGACATCAAGCAAACGCTATGATGTCTTCACAGTACTTCACCACTCCCGTGTTGGGAATAGTGAGGTGGTCTGTGAAGACACCACCTAGGCTAATCAGAGCACTACTCATCGGTAATCCGGCTCTGGTGTCGCTACCTGCTGATTTACTAAGTCAGCAAGCTTGAGCTAAGCACTTTGGTCATTTCGCACAATTAGTACGAACGGTGGACTTGACGTCCACGTATACCGCCCGGTACTCTTGTCGGAACCGCACTGGTTCTATTGGCGCGCGTTGTGTAGAAAAGTTGCTACACTAACAAGATATGCTTCCACGCTAATGGTCACACACTGCCTCAACGAAGAGTGAGCTAATACATCACCCTGCACTTCGCCTCCTAGGAGGTTTTGGTCCCCGTCCCGCCAGCATCTCTAAGCTTTTGGACCGGGGCGAATGATATGGATCTGGGTACAGCAAAGGAGGATAAGCCTGCGCTAATACTGCATTTTGTATCGCCCCCTGATCGGTATCCCTGCTGCGGGAGGCTACCCATTTTGTGTTAGTAAATTTGCTCCGCCAACTTAATGACAACCGAATGCTCTTGGACACAAACGAAAAGACGCAAGTGTGACGAGGTAGGTTAGGGCCTCAGGCTAGCCCCGGGTTACTTCCCACGTGGTGTAATGGAGAACCACATACAACCCTCAAAGTGCAGCGGTCCGCATCCCTGCGTGACGTACACTAAAAGGTCGGTAACAACATAGCCTTGCCTACAAGGGCCTGGATTAATGCTACCAGTGGGCCGTAGATCACGGATTACATCCTGCTGTTTAAATCTAACAACTTGATGAGTGGAAACTTGGGCTGCCTACAGCTTCGGTCAATTCTGTATTGTCTACTAAAAGGCAAGGTACCAACCGAAATGGCAACCAAGTTTACTAACTACTTAATTTCATGAGTTAACCTAATTAACGTTCTTGTAACTAAATCTACGGGTCACTTTTGTCTGCGGAAAAAGTGAGAAAAACGCCTTAACAGGTATCGAACCTGGCCTATCGATCAAGGACTTGGCCACTAAGAGTGGCTGTATCATTAACAAACTGAGATGCCGCTCAATCTGATGATACAATCGAAAATAACTTCGTCTTGGCATAGACTGCACAAGTTTTAGGAAAACTT